TACTTTAACTGTTCCTTGCAATTGTGCAGGTGCTTTTGTTCCAAATAAAGGAAGAAAACGTACACTATTTGGTACCACACTATCTGTTAACATTTTGTAATCATCTAAATTACCATATGCTTGTTGCAATTCATTAATTGTAGGTATATCTGGTTTTTGTACTGTTCCAGTAGTATCTTGTATCCAATTTGTGTAAGCAGTATAATATGCTTGCGTTACCAAATATAAATCAATAATGTTTGTGGTAGCAGGATCAATACGTGTTGTGTTATTACTATTATGTCTATATTGATATAGTATTGCTTGTCTTCCTGGCTGCATACTATATTGTGGTTGTTCAACTACTATGTAATAAGGAGTTGTTACACTTGTATCCTGAACTGTTGTATAAAATACATTTTCACTGTATGCATAGAATATTTGTCCTAAAGGATATTCATATTTAATTACTTCAATGTTTGTTAATGTTGGATACTGATATATTACATTACTAGTGGCAATTAATTGATAGCGTGATAAATTAACTGCATCTTCGATTAATTCAAAGAATGTGTAGATACCTGTATTATTAGAACCAGTCACATAACCAGTTACTGTTTGGAAGAAGTCAGGGTCAACAACAATTTCGTTGTTGTTTATATCTATACTTGCTACTTCAACTTCAAAATCATTTACGTAACCATCACTCTCCACAGTTTGACCAATTACATTCATTTGAACTGGTCTTGACAGTGGTGAGTTACTATTTGGTTGCGTGTTCGAAGGTAATACTTTAACGTAGTCAGCTAATATTTTACCAGTAAATGGATCATATACTAGTTTTCCACTCTCATACCAGAAGCGTGTATCTGCTACACTACCAAAGTAATAACGTAATGATTTATAAGTAATTTGATATCTGTTGTTACCAACGCTATTGAAATTTACAAACCATCCAGTAGCATTATATGCATCAATACTCCAGCGGTCTTGCGTAATCAACAATGAATTATTAAATATTAAACTGAAACTTTGATTTAATTCCATTCTAATAACACATTCATTAATCACTGCTGTAGGAAGTGTGTTACCAAATGATGGTATAACCTGTGTAATAATTGCTCCAGTTGGAATATATCCGTTTAGTGTAACTGGACCTGAGCCGTTGCTGAAATTACCTTCACCGTTGTTATAACCATCACCAATAACATTTAATACCGTAGTCCAATAGAACGTTGTATCACTTGCACTTGCAATACCATAAACTAATCGATTATTGTCATCAAAATATGAACCAGTTGGAGCAGTTACTTTAATTAATGCGCTCTTAGTAACATACTTCATATTATGTGTGTTGTATGTACCGGTTGCAATAGGTGTGTTTGCTGAACCGTCAATATTATAAAAATAACCGGTGACACTATTTGCATCAGTTGTACTTGTGTTCCAATATACAGTACCATCACCAGATGCATTATTGATATTATATCGTGGGTAATTTTGTAGATAATATTGTCTTGCTCTATTATCGGCTAGTGCTAATGCTAAGTTATCAGTTAAGAATTTAATAATATCACCAGTGTTAGTTATTGTCAATAACAAATTACCGTTATCATTATTTTGATATAATCCACCATCACTTGCAAATGAATTCGTGCTGGAGTATTTTCCTGTAGGATCAAGTAGGTCTAAGTTTTTAGACACGCCAATAGAACTGCGATTAATAGCGGCACTTTTAATAATTGAACTGTATAATGTATATGGGAAATTTGTATAATCTTCACCATTAACCATTCTGTTCTGTGTATAATATCTTGCAGGAGCACGTAGTTTAATGTTTGCTAATGATTCTCTGGCTTGCGCTGTTGAAGCTGGTGTTTGTAATGCTAAGCCTATAGTTAGTGCTTCTGTTCGTCCTGCTCTGCTAATATACTGTATTGTTACTTGAATCCCTTGCATTTCAGTTGGATCAATAGTGTATGTCAATGCATTGCCTGCACGTACATATGCTCTAAATGATCCTACCGGTGCTTCGGAAAATACTCCATCACCGAAAGTATAACTAACTTGGTCGTTGAATCTGGATACAACTGAAAACACTTTCTTAAAACTAGTTTCAGTTTGCAAATTAGCATTTGCATATACGCTATCTACCAATCTCCAAAGTGTTCTACCACCGTTGCTAGCACTTAGTTGATATAACCAAGTATCTGTGTTATTGACACCTTGAATATCAATATCGACTACTTGATTACTAATCTGTTGTTCTAAGTTAAAATCATAACTCTGCAATGTTCCTTGCTTAAAGTAAAAGAAGAAACCTGTATTTGGACTACCGTAACCCAATTTATCGTTACGATACATCATATTCATCTTACCACTTGGTGCAGGTGGAATCTCATAAACATAATCTTCATCTAAGCTAGTTGCACTAACTAACTCAAAATTCATATTAATAGTATCTACAGTGCTAGTAAATGGTACAATAGGCAAACTAGCAGGAGGAATATTAATACTGTATTCATCTGTCTTTACACCAAGTAAATCTTGACTATTACCGGGGCGTCCAACACGCTGACTATTGATTAATGTACTATTGATAATTGTATTAAACTGTTCTAACCAGCCGGCGTTTGCAGGATCATTCCAAAGAATTGTTTGATTACTTAAGTTCAATCCATTAACATCTGTGATATTTTCAGTGGTACTGATGTTTGTAACTTTCAGATAACCTTGACCTGCTATGTTTCTTTTTGGATTGTAGCTAACTAAATTAGCTAATTTAATAACACTGTCTCTACGTTCAGCAGTATCAATAAAGTTTTCACGTGTATTTAGGTCGTTACGGAAAGCAAGACCTTGTCCCATAAATGCAATAACGTCTAATAATGCAATAAATTCACTAGACTCAATATAATCATTAAAGGTTTCGGGGTAATACACTCGCAAATAATCTATGAAACTCTTGCGTAGTGTTTCATAATCGTAGCTTTTAAAATCGGCTTCACGAAAGGTTTGATAGATTTGTTGCCAATTCTGAACACCAAATATTGCTGATTGTCGGGATGATGTTGCCATAGTTATTCTCTTTTAAGTATTTATCTTAATGGAAAACCACGGTTTTGTTATTGTAATGTAGCTGTATTAGTTAAGCTATTAAAGAAAACATTCAATATTTCTGCATTATTGAAGGGTGCAATAGCTAATTCTACTTCAAGTAATATGCCATTTTCTTGAGGGTAACTCTTTACTGTATTGATTATTAATCTAGGGTCACCATTAGCAATCCTACGAATTTCTTCTTCAAGTCTAAATTGAGTTTGTGGATCGTTTGGTTCAAAAACAAAGCTCCAAATGGTAGAACCATACCCAGGATTACCAACTTTTTGCCCTTGTTGAATGTTTAGTGCATTAACAAAATCTCTGACTACTAATGCTTCATCTACGATGCGATATTTTTTTCCCGGAATAGTGGGTTTTAGTACACCGCCCGTACCACCGTCAATACCAGGACTAGCATTGGTTGTTTTTGGCTCATTAGCCCCTATTGTTGAAAATCCTATATATGTTGGCATATTTTATCCTATAATGTATTTAGATAAGTTTATTAGCATCAGCCTGCAACTCACCTGATTTCTTTAATAGTGCTAACATTTTTACTCGTTGTGCTATATACTCTTGTTTTGCACTTTCAATCCCCGGATCTCCTGCGGGCAAATCTTCCGTTGCTTTGCGTAGAGCCAATGTTGTAGTGGTTACTACCTCACGTTGTGTATCAATTTCAGCCGTTATATCATTAAGTTGTTTTAGTTTTTCTTGTACTTTGTCCAATGCCGCAGTACCTGCAGTTTCTCCTGTAGTTGCAGGATTACCACCATAATTAGGTAATGAGATTTTGTTACTACCAAACACACTAGCTAACTGAGTAGATAAGGCAGTTCGTGTGAGGTTAGTGTTGACACCTACATCAGGTAATGTTATTGGTACAGCACCACCTGAGCTTAATGATGATATGGAACTATTCAACTTTGCGGCTAATGCAGGGCTTAGTCCAACACCTGCTAATGCTTGTAATGATGCACCGGGCAGTTTTAGTTTGTTTATTAAAGTGCTTGCACCGCCGGTTAAACTACCTGTGCTAATAGAAGAAGTAACTTGTGATATAGCTCCGGTAATATTACTTGCACCTGGTATAGAATTTATTGCACCTTTTGCGTTATCTATTATATTTGATACAGCACTTTGTGCTCCGGGTAATCCACTTAGTCCAGTTGATGCACTTGCTGGCAGTGTAGCTTTAATAGCACTTACTGCATTTTCTGCACTTGTTACCAAATTAGTAGATGCCCCTAACCCAGTAGTAACAGCACTTGTAACACTAGCTAGTCCGTTAGTGGCTGCTGAGGCTGCACCTGAGGCAATACTTGCGGCGTCTATTCCTGAGTTTGCAGCCGCAGATTTTAGTACTCCTGCTACATCACTTGCTTCTGTACCAGACGCTTGTACATCTGCTGTAGCCTTATCAGCAATTTGTTTTAAGTTCTGTGGCACACCTGCCTTGAGAGCTGGGAATCCTTTGGTAATTGCATCAAATGCACTACCAGCAACACCTTTAGCACTATCTAATAATCCAGTTAATCCGCCGCCAATTCCTTTTGTTAATCCACTCAGTGATGTTGCAATAGAGTCTAGTCCACCTGTTACAACTGAAGTTAAGTTGGCTGCAAAATTACCAGAAGATATTGCACCGGTTACACTACCTAACATTGTGTTGACTGCTCCACCTGCTTTACCCACTATTCCAGAAACCCCACCAGCACCTAATGCACCTGATGCTGTTTTTAAATAATTAACAGTGCTAGCTAAACCAACACTAGCAGTAGCATTAACTAGTCCGGCAATTTGACCAGATGCTTCTTTGCCTGTTATAACACCTGCTTGTGTTAATTGTGTTTGTGCAATTTGGAAGTTAGCAATCTGTGCTCCGGCTTGCGCTTTAGAATTATTAACTAAGTTAGTTAATGTTTCTGCTCCGGGTTTACCAGTAAACAAGTTATTAGTCAAAGCTTGTTCAACTGTTTTTCCTGAACTGGTTAGTGAGTCGACTAATGCGGCTGCCCCTTGTTTAAGTATTCCTGCGTTTTGAAGTGCTTGAGGTGTTAGTGCTGTCTTACCAACTACTGCTACACCGTCTACTATCCCGGCGCCTAATTTAACTGCGGCAGCGGCTTTTCCGGTCTGTGCATCTGTTGCGGCTGCCGCAATCATACCGGTTGTAGTATTAGTATCTAGTGCTTTACTGATTGCCCCAGTGACCGGAACAGTTGATGCTACACTAGGAGCAACCGGTGAATCGGGTGTTGCGGGCACTGCGGCATTAGCGGCTGCGACAGCCGCTGAGGGTGCGCTTGGGAAGTTTGCACTTGCATTGTTATCTACTTTTACATCAACACCTTGATTTGCACTAGCCCACGGACTATGTGCAGGTGCTCTACTTACAATACTTATTAATGCACCTGGTGCTGCCGCCCAGCCTTTTGTAGCATCGTATAGTGTATCAGTATGTGCCACTCTTGTAAGTGGTTTAACTTCTTGTGGTACTGTACCTGATGAACCTGTATTTAAATTAATCTTACTACCATTAATGTATGTTGCACTTTGACTTGCAAAACTAGCTTCCCCTGAAGATTTAAAACTCATTTGATAATCAGTTTTTAATGTGTACTTACCTAAAGTATAGGTTGAGAAATCTGTTCCAACTCTTATTCCCATTTTATTTTCAGTTTCAATATTGATATTATCTGCTGATATTTTTAAATCTTTTTTAGCATTTATATTAATATTGTTATCGGCGTGTAAATTTAAATCACCCTGTGTTCTGATGTTAACTGAGTTGGTAGCGTACAAGTCAATAGTACCTTCTTTACCCAACTCTACCCAACTTTGTCCGTTAGCGTGAATAATGTGCAAACATTGTCCATCATCACTCATTAGTATTTGATGACCTAAACTACTACGTATTCTTACTAATTGGTCTCTACCTAATAAGTCACCATCATCCATTACGATACTATGACCAACTCTACGTGAAGTAATCTTTAACCCACCAATTGGATTAGTACCAGTTGCGGCATCAGCAATTGTTTCATCGGTAAAGCCACCTTCATAGATAGGTCTTCCCGGGGTATTAACTCCCCATCCAACACGACTTGGAGTTTCACGCTGACTGCTTGAACCTATTGTTCCTCGAATAGTATCTCTAATTAAGCCTTGCTGATTTAATACACCTGCAAGATAACTATTAACAGGCTTTGGTTCATTAAAGAATGCAGGGGTATCATTGATTTTTTGATTATTAGCATTGATATTAGTTACTGGTAATTTCTTTGCACCACCGTAACTATTTGCTTCATTCTCATTTAATACTGCTGTCTCAGTTGATCCGTTTGCAGGAACCATCCATAGTGTTTCTGGTTCAGGCACACACCCAATCCAATAACCATAATTAGGGTCACCATTAACAAAGATACATATAACAGTTGTACCAATGTCAGGGGGACTATTCCACATACCATAGCTGATTGGATTCTGTAAATATGTTCCGTATCCTGTTTTATCGCCCGTGCCTTCAGTTGCGCCATAAAAGGGTGTCATATAGTTAACAGTAAACCATGTGTTACTATCATTGGGGCTAGTACCTCCCATATCACTAATATAAACACGCAATCTGCCTGAACGAATAGGATCAATGTTATCTTTCACTATACCAAATAATGGTACAGGATTAACGACTGCTCCGCCGGCACCAAGTTTATTTGAACTTGACGCACCTCTAGGTTTATATATATTCCATGCCATATTAATTATTTGCTATTAAGCACCCTCTCCTGGTCTTGAACCGGTAAGCAATGTAACATTTTGTGTTTCTCTACCTGCATCCGGGCTTTGTGAGTTAGCAACGCCGTTTTGTGTTTGTCCTGCATTTTGAACGCTATCATCATTTGCAACACCTTTATTAGTATTCTCTGTTGTAACGGTACTAGGCTGTTGTACCTTAGGATTGAGCGCAGTCTCACCTCCAGTTGCATTATTTGTGCTTAGTGGGGAATTTGCAGGTGGTCTATCTTTTGCAAATCCAGTAGCAGATGACGTATTACTACCACTACTTGGAGTTGCATTGTTACCACCTGTTTGTGCGGCACCTGTTCTAACATCAGCAGATTGTCTTTGTAACAGAAGGTCTTTTGCATTTGCATTTGGTGCAGTAGAATATCTATTACCACGATTTCTCAATAGATAGTTTTCGTTTTGATTTGCAGTATCAACTGGATTTTCTCTTCCGCTAGTTGCTTGTGCCGCATTTTCTGCTTCAAGCATATCAGGAATGTCGTTAATGTTACAAATTAAAGTTTGTGTGAATTTACCACCTTTAAAAATACTTTCACATTCTCTTACTTTATAACTAACACCTTTAATCTTATTAGCTACCGCCTTAGGGTAATTCCAAAAATAAATTGATTCATTAACATCTAATAAACCATCTCTGTTACTATAATCTACTGCCTCTTTAAAATCTATTTCTATGAATACTTCACTACCATTTGGATTAATAGTAAAGCCATCAGTACCATAAAATTGATTGTAAACCTGATTAATACCCGATACTGTTTCTTGCGTTAGATAATCAGGATCACCTAATATAACAATTTTAGCTAACGCATACGTGCCAATATCAAATAGACTGGTCATATAGGCATTTTGTGCTTCCATACCACCCACAAGTCTACCTTGACGATCTTGATTTTGTAACTTATTTGGATATGTAGGGGTTGTTGTACCGCCACCATGACTTGCTGGGTCATCCTCAGGAAGTATAGCTACGTTGAAGAACGTATTATCCATTCTTTGCTCGTATGATATAATTTCACTATTTTGACCAGTAAACCAATAATCATATCGTTTGTATGGACCAGTGTACTTACTAGATTTACTATATGGTGTTGCCATACTAGGTGTTAAGTATGGTTGAATGATATATGTAATTTTATATGCAAAATCATTTACGATAGGATCAAATTCCAAGCATTGTAATTCTGCACTTAAATTATACCATTGCAAAGGTGGAACATCTTTTTTTGGAACTACATCTGGACTTTCTGTATCTTCATTTGGGGATTCAGTAGATAGTAATATTTTCTCTAATGCATCTTCCATATATGAACTTTGTTTAATAATATTATTAATAGCCTGTTGTATAGGAGTGCCTTTAGCTATTTGTATAATTCGTTTAGTTACATTTGGTAATGCTTTAACACTAGTGCCTTCGTTAATTTCATTGGCATTGTCTGCGTTACTCATTGCTTGTTTTTTCTTACTAGGATCTGCCTTACTAATAAGACTAGCATTTTCTAACAAAGTAGTATCACCTAAAAATTTAATATCATACACATTGGCTCTGGTTATATCCCCTGTTTTTTCTAATGCTTGTTGAGTTTCATTTAGTGTTTTTATCAAACTATTAATGCCATCTCCATCACCAAGTAATGCTTCTCTTACAGTACCGGCGGAGATTGGCACCATATTATCTACTATACCAAATGCAGTACCCATTCCAACTGTTGTTGGTGACATTTTAGCTACTACATTATATGTGGTCGCACTTCCATTAATTGCAAATTTAATGCTCTCAATCATAATATCAAAAAATCGTTCATGTACACCACTAGCATCACTTCCAGTATTCAATGTATCCTCAGAAAAAAACTGACTAGCATTAGCAATATTACCATCTTTATCGTAACCCTGAAATCTAATACCTAATATAAAAAATTGTTTTGATGCGTTAACAGCTTCTTCATAATTTCGTATATTACTATCTTTTACTAATTGTTCTCTTGCTCTTTTTAGTTTAGTGATGAATGAAAACCCATACGGTTCATATATATTAAAACTAATGAAGCTAACATTTGAAGTGCCTTGTGCCGCATTGGTACTTATCAATGATTTCATTTTTAAATCGTCTATATAAAAATCTACATCAAATTCAGGTGCTCGTTGACTTGCTTTATTATTAACTCCACCTGATTGTGCTATTAAAAATGCGCCACCATTTGTTGCTGAACCATTTGCACTTTTAGAAGTAAGTGAATTAATATTTTTTCTACCTGATTCTATAAAAGCGTTATAAGCATCAGGAGTAATCATATACAAACTTAATTGATATGTGTAACTGCTAAAGTTACCCAATGGGTTTTGCAATCTAGCACCTGGCTTTTTCCCTGCTGATTGAGGCCTTTTTGCAGTAATAGTAATTTCTGGAATATTAGCTTCGCCGGCCTGTGTTTTTCCTGCAAAACTATCATTAAGAGTTTTTATTTCACCGTTGCCGCCGGGTATTTCACTGTTGTTTGCGGCAATTTTTGAAGCTTCGGCTTTGTTTAAACTAGTGTCATCACTTGCTGGAGTACCACCTAAATCATTTTTTGGTTTAGCATTAGATTCTTCTCTGGCTTTTTGAGCGGCTGCATCAGCGGCAGCTCTAGCATCTGATTCTTCTTGATTTTTTTTCTCTACTACGGCAGCTTCTGTTATTAACGCATCTTTATTCTCGCTTGGCATACCTTTTTCAATAGCAAGATTTATAGCTATTAACGGGGAGGCCCCCCTACTAATAGTTTTACCAGTAGAACCGTCAACGACTATCCAAAGTCCAGTAGTATCTTGTATATTAATGGAATACATTTATATACCTAATACTTGTATCAATGTAGAATTCTCTGGGAGGTAAATCGATGTACCTGCAGTAAAGTCAAAGAATGGATCTGCTAATGTGTTTGGATTTCTACTAGCAAACACCCACCATAATCTAGGATTTGCGTACAAGTCATATGCTAACATATCAGGGCGTAGATTATATGTTGTTGTGATTTCCCAATATCTATCACTACCTAATTTAGGAATAGGTCTATCAACTAATGTATCTAAAAATCTACCATTGACTACGCCTGTTGCATAGTACGGACTTGTTGCTGGGTATAATGCATTATTAGACATTACCAAATACCTCCACCTGAACGTTTACTTCCTCGTAGTAATTGACCGGTAGCATACTTTTCGAGGCTGAATGTGTTGCTGATATCGTTTCGTGTAACGATTGGTATACACGTAATTTGTAACTGTAATTTTGTAGGGACATAAGTTGCTTCAGAGTTAATAAGTGAATTTTGTGTTTGAAAGTTCGGTGGCGCCGGTTTCAATCCATTAGTTGCTATTCTGGATACACTTGGAACAAACGTATTTACTGTAGTATTTTGCTGTGATACATTTACCCCAGGTTGATTAGTCTGACTGCCTGCACGAATGTAATCTACGTCGGTTGGCGTTGCATATGTGAAGTTTGTTACTACCAATGGATGTGCATCATAAGTGTATGCTCCAAAGCCAGTTAAATAACACAATGGTGGAGGTACTCCGGCTTTTGGATTTTCATCTTGTCCATAAAACATCTTAGTCACACTACGGAAGAAATGTATAACTGCTAATAGGTAATTTGCTTCATTAGTATCTTGTGCTGTGAAGTCTGCTGTGATTGAAACTGTATCTACACTACTGCCTTTATATTGATAAACTTTATAGTTACTATGAACTATATCGCTTGCATCATAACCAGCAGTATACGTAACTGATATAGCAGGCGTATATGGAAATATAACCCCATCGGTTTCTTGCAATGCGTTTAAAATACCCGCTTGACCTTTTGGTACTTTATACAAATAATTTGCTTTTGGTGCTAAACTTAGTTTTGCTCTCCAATCTTTTTTCTGCTGAGAACTAGTAGTATCTCCTTTGGTAGCCTGACTACGTGTGTTGTTTAATGCGGTTGATATACCTTGAGGGGCGCCTTGATTACCGGTGGGGTCAAATACACTTTCTTGTACATCTGGACCTCTATTCACATTATTTAAATATGCATCAACTTCTTCAGGTGATAGTTGTGGTGGTTCTTGTAATCCATTTATATTGTTAGCAACTTGTGTATCAATACCATCAAACTCATCCGCAGTACTAGGAGGTTCTCGTAATGGTTCAAATCCAGTAACATCTTGTCCGTCTGCACCTATGTTTGTATTAGGATCACTGTTTGGATTTATAGTTTGTTGAGATTGAACGTTTTGTGCTTCTGTCCCAATATTTGTGTTAGGATCCGATGCAACTAACAAGTTGTTCAACTCATTTTGAAGCTGTAGTAGCGCATTTCTTGCTGTTGCCAATTGTCTTTCTAAATTAGCTATTACTGCAGGATCAGGTTGAGGTGACCCGGAGGCCTCATCTAATTGAAGTTCCAGTGATGCTACTCTCGCCGTTGCTAAAGCAATATCGGCTTCAAGTTGAGATTGTGATACCATAATATGTTGTTATCCTTACACATATTTATCGCTAAATAAAAGTGCTGTTTTTACCCTAATCATCCAAAAATCGTTGCTTTTCAGCAACAATGATGTTATAATTACATCAACATAATAACGGAGAACTATGTCCCTACCCTCACGCAAACCTGTCAACTATTTAAATAATAAAGACATTCTAAAAGAGATTCACGAAAGCAAAAATGCTTATTGTTACTTTGCAGATCCAAGCTATCATCGCTATGACTTCATTGTAGATATACCCCAATCACCCATTGAAGAAAGCTTAGAATATGCTTTCAAACCAGAAACAATTCAACAAGCTAAAGAAACACGTGCCTTACGTCTTAGTTTAGAACAAGGTAGTAAAGATGCAGTTAGCCCAGATTCTATTCAAATAACAGATTTAGTGTTTCGTGTAATGACTTGGGATCACGTCCCGGTCGCACCAAAACAGCCTCGAAAAACAGTTAAAAAGAAAACAGCAAAGGATATATTTGAGTTTGAGGAACCAAATCCAGATGAGATTTTTGCTGACCTAGAAGATAATACTACTAAAGCTGAAGTAGATGATATGGTTCACGTTAAAGTAAACTTCCCACCATTCCAACACTTTAAGCTAGATGAAAATAATACATTTCAATGCGTAGGTAAAAGCCATTGGGAAGGTGATTTAGAAACTGGTAACTTCAACAAAGAACACGGTAAAATTACAAACAAGCTTGCCCGTATGTACATTATGATGTGCGAAAAATATGCAATGAAATATAATTGGCGTGGGTACACATATAACGATGAAATGCGTAACAGTGCTATCTTACAACTAACATATGTTGGTTTACGTTTCAATGAAGCTAAAAGTGCTAACCCATTTGCATATTATACAGCCGCTATCACTAATAGTTTCTGTCGTGTATTGAATACAGAAAAAAGAAATCAAAACATACGTGATGATATACTAGAAATCAATGGTCTCAATCCAAGTTGGTCACGACAAGGTGTTGGAACTAGTTCTACTGTGTACGAAGAATAATTTAACCAAAGCCGTTGCTATACGTGACGGCTTTATTATATAATAGACAAATGAGTAACCTTTTTAAAAAAGCCGCTGTGTTCACTGACATTCATTTTGGATTGAAGTCGAACAGTTTACAGCACAATCAAGACTGTTCCAATTTTGTTGATTGGTTCATTAAA